GGTATGAAAACGGTAGTCCTCGGCGGGTTTCGTGCCTGCCACGGCCAGCGCAGAGGTCCTGACCGGCGACATGATGGCGTACTTGCCGGATTCATCCTTGTTGATGACTGCACGGTCGCCGCTGACCTCGACCACATACCAGCGGAGCTTCTTTACCCAGCCGGGAATGGCTTTGCCACCATAGTAGGTGCTGCCCGTGATGGTCACAAGGTCACCGGCCTTAATTGCGCCGGTGGGCTTGGCCGGTTCGACCGGCTTCACCTCGCTGCCGAGAGCCGCCGTGACCTTGGATGCCAAATCACCCATACGGGCATACATCCAGCTACCGGGGCAGCTCTTGTTCGCAAACCACCTGTGGACAGTCAGAACCATCTCGTCGGATTTCGGGGTGTAGTTCAGTGTCTTGGTCTTCTCGCCCAGCCAGAGCAGCTTGGTTTTGCCGTTGCGCTTGCAGATGTCGATGCAAAGCTCGATGAGCCGCTGGTACACCACATCCTTGAAAGCATAAGGCTCGGTGTTGTCGCTGGCACACTCAATGGTGATGGCTCTCTGGTCGTTGGCAGCGGACGAGGAGCACCAAGAGCGGTTTTTCTCTTCCACATACATTCCGACCCGCCCGTCGACACCGATGCCGTAGTTGCAGCTTGCCTGCCGGGATGCAGGCAGAAAAATATTGCCCAGCGTTTCCACCGAGCACTGACCCACCACGCAGTGAGGAGTGATGCGGTCAATGCTGTGGGTGCGCTGCCCGGAATGGTTCGGGCTGAGTTTGGTGTAGGACACCAAGGAGCTGTTCGTGTAAGCCATATTATTCGTCCTCCTTTTCGGCACGGTCATGAAGCTGCTCCAGAACGGATTTCAGCTTCTGCGGAATGGGCAGTCCCAGATATGCAGCGTTCTCTAACAGGGACACACCCTCATTCGACAGGTAGAAGAAAATGACGGCGGTACGCATCACCGAGCCGCTGCCGATGACGCGGGTATCAAGAATATGTCCGATGCCGACCAGAGCGAAGATGAGCACCTTTTTGAAAATGCCCTTGAAGCCCACGGCGCTGGACAGCTTCTTGTCCACCACGGCGCACATGATGCCGGTGATGTAGTCGATGACCACGAAGGCCAGAAGTGCATAAAGCAAGCCGTCACATCCTCCCAAGAACCATCCGAGCCAGCCGCCGATACCGGCGAACACCACCTGAATGGTCGTCCAGAATTCTTTCATGTTGTTTGTCCTCCTGTTACAATATATTTGCCTCGGAAAAGTAGCAGCCAGCTACGAGCCGAGACATCTCGTTGCCTAAGCTGTTAGAATGGGAAGGTAATGGTCTGACCCTGTCCTCCAAGGGCTTCATGCCCGCACGAAAGTCAGTCAGCCATCCTCCTATTCGCAGCGTTCGATTTGTGCAGGTAGAGCCGCGCGTTCGTGTCACCAAACAGATAGAATCGGCAATGGGTAAAGATGGCTTAAGTCCATTGCAAATTCTTTTCAGGAGTGACAAACATGAACGCAGCAGGTATTGATGTTTCCAGCAGAAAGAGCACCGTGGCCGTGCTTCGTCCCTTTGGCGAGGTCGTGAAGCTGCCCTTCGATGTGCGCCACGGTGCAGAGGATCTGACGGCGCTGGCAGCGCAGCTCAAGTCCATTGAGGGTGAAACACGGGTAGTCATGGAGCACACCGGGCGCTACTATGAAAGCGTCGCCAAGGTTCTCCATGAAGCCGGGCTTTATGTCTCGGCGGTCAACCCTCTGCTCATCAAGGAGTATGGCAACAACTCTCTCCGTAAGGTCAAGACCGATAAGGCCGATGCAATGAAGATCGCCAAATACGCGCTTGACAATTGGACGGAATTGCGGGACTATACTCCTATGGATACGATTCGATATGATCTGAAAACGCTGAACCGTCAGTTCCAGTTGGCCTCCAAGCAGAAAACCGCAACCGCAAACAACCTCATCGCACTTCAGGAGCAGTCATTTCCCGGCATTCGCAAGCTCTTTGACAGCCCTGTGCGCAGCGACGGTACACAGAAATGGGTGGATTTCACCCATGACTTTTGGCATGTCGATTGCGTCCGCAGCGGCAGCCAGAACGCTTTTACTGAGCGTTACCGCAAGTGGTGCAAGCGAAACCGTTACCAGTTCAGCATGGAGAAGGCTGCCGAGGTGTACGCTCTGGCGAAGTCCGCTGTCGTGCTGGTGCAGAAAACTTCCGTCACAAAAACGCTTGTTCAGGAAGCTGCCAACCAGCTCACGGCAATCTCCCGCAGCGTGGAAACCTACCGAAGTGAAATGAACAAACTGGCTTCCCAACTCCCGGAATACCCTGCCGTCATGGAAATGTACGGTGTCGGGGAATCCCTCGGCCCGCAGCTCATGGCGGAGATTGGGGATGTGCGCCGCTTTGAGCGCAAGCAGTCGCTGGTTGCCTTTGCAGGCATTGACCCGGCACCGAGCGAATCGGGCGATTATTGCTCTCGCAGCAATAAGACCACGAAACGCGGCTCTCCGTATCTGCGCAAGACGCTGTTCAACATCATGAAAGTACATTTACAGCGTGCGCCAGCGGATGAGCCGGTGTTCCAGTTCCTGGACAAGAAACGCGCCGAGGGCAAGCCGTACTATGTTTACATGACAGCTGCGGGAAACAAGTTTCTGCGCCGTTACTACGGCAAAGTGATGGCCTATTTTTCCACTCTGGAGGGGCTGCCGCCCGTAGACATGGATTCAACAGGTCTGCACCACGCAGAGTAACCGACTGTAACCTGACCTCTCAGGTCGGCGCATTTGCGGCGGCCTTTTTGTGCTACACTTTTTCGCTACCTGCTGCCTGCAAATTTTTCTCCTGTCAAGTCCGCTTTGGGGCTTGACTTTTTATTTGCAGGCTTTGAAATTGAAAATGGGTATGAAAAAAGGCACTCCGCAGAGCGCCTTGATTCCGAAAATATTGATCATGTTACCTGAGTCAACGACACCGAGTACCACGAATACCATGTGCCGCCGTAGTAGCCTCGGATATACATCTTCGAGCCGTTATAAACGGTGTACCGCTGCTGAATGAAGTAGCTTTCCGGCTGAAAGACCTCCAGAATACCAATCGTGGTTGTCGGGAAGTGTTTTGCTGTGGATGCGGACAGGGCAAAATAGTAGCCGGGAGTTTTTACATCGTTTAGATCGGTCGTAGAGCCGTCAACTCTTCCCATCAAACCATGGATGTTGACACCGTTCATGTGGATATCTCCGTCCACATCCAGCGTAGCCTGCGGTTCCGGTGTGTTGATGCCAACCTTCTTTTTCCGCAGGGCAATCAGCGGTGTACCCTGCGGGACAGTAAAATACAGATCCAAACTGCTCAAGGAGTAGAGCTTGTCTTGGATCTGTAAATGAAAATCGTATGAGCTGTTAGCATCCAGGCTGCACAGTTCCAGGTTGGAGTAACTGAACGAGGTGCCGCTCCGGGTCGTTGCGGAAACGATGCTGGTGTAGCTGCTGTAACTGCTCTCGCTTGTTTTCTTATACTGATACCGCACATAGACCGCGCTGTTTTTCTGCGTGCCGTCCACCGATACGGCAGAAATAGAGCCGCTGAACTTGAGCTGCATTTCCGCTTCGATGTCATTGGTACGCCGAAGCGTCACCGAGGACACCTTCGGCTTGGAGTATGGAATAACTGTGATAGTCTTTGAAACACTGGCGGTATAGCCGCGGGAGTCCGTGACCGTGAGCGTGACCGTTACGCTGCCGGATTTGGTGATCTTTCCGACCGTAATCGCAGCACCGGTCGAATTGGTTGCAGATAAACCGTTGCACGATGCTGTGTAGTTTGAGATGGATGCACCGTTTCTCGCCGTCGCCGTTCCGGGTGTGACCTTGAGAGTCGAGTAGTCCTGCACGAATAGCTGGTCGTTGCCCGTGAGGTTCTTTGTTGTGGTGTAACTGTCGGCATAAGTGAATCCGCTTATGGTCGGAGCGGAGTTCGCTGCCGTAGTCTGCACCGTGGCGGTTTTACTTGAAGTACTGCCGATCTGCGTAGACCCGCTGTAAGACGAAACCGCAAAGGTTCCCGTGAATGACTTGATGGATGCCATTGCGTTTAGCAGTGTAGTCCTCTGCGCCGCTGTCAGTGTGACCGTGCGGTTCGCTGTGCCCTTCGACCAGGAAAGCCCGGAGATGGTCAGTATTGTTGTGCTGCCGTTTTTAAGTACCAGTGTATTGGTGTAGGAGGCTTCGTATACGGTCACATTGAGAGTGATTGTCACCGTGGTATTGTCCGCCGTTACCGTGCTGACGCTGTTCACCACTGCACCGCCCAGCGTTTTGACCGTGGAACTGCCGGAAGTACCGTATACCTGGTTGTACTGCCGTCTTGCTCTGACTTTCACCGTATAGCTGGTGTTCGGTGAGAGCGAGGACAGCGTTATGCTTGCGCTGGTAGATGCGGTCGTTGAGAACTGCGTCCAGCTCGAACCGCCGTTTGTACTGTACTGCCAGATGTCCGCCGTGGCCGATGATGTCGCAGATATTTTGAACCCATTTGCCGTGACATTCGATGTGCTGAATGTGACTGTGGGAGCAGAGCGGTCGATGGTGGTCAGCGTCATACTGCCGCCGTATTCCTGTGAACCGTAGATATAAACACGGGTCGAGAACCCGACCGTGATCGTTTTGCTGCCGTTGCTGTCGTGAGCCACGGTGATCGTGCCGCTGACAGAACCTTTCTTTGCCGGGAAGACACGGTCATCCCAATAGGTACGGTCTTTTGAGTACACGGTCGTACCGTTGATCGTTACAGTGGTCGTGTCAATGGTGTAGTAGGTAGATGCGCCGCCGGCAGAGGTCAGCGTCCAGGAAAGTGTTGAGCTGTTTCCGACCACATTCACACTTTCCGAAATGTCCAATTGAAGGTAGCGCCCGTCGTATGCAGCGCTTTTCCAAGTTGCCATAGCTTTCCCTCCTTAATCCAAAATGACGATGTTCAGCCCTTCGGACGCCGTCGGCATTGGGACAAACTTCGTTTTTCCCACGGTAAGTTCGCCGTCCACCGTGGTTTTCTTGGTCTGCGTTTCGTCCTTGTTCAGGGTGAAGATCACCTCATCGTTGTAGTAACCGGCGAACTCCGTGTTCGTGATGACCGTCCGCTGGGACGATGCGCTGTTGGATACCTCAATGCCCCGCTTATCGATCTTGACCTCCTGGGTGTAGATCTCGTTGGGGGCAGGCGTCCACTTTCGGGGAATCGCTCCTTCGGAGATCATAATGTCGGCGAGGTAAATGGACGCATCCCGGCAGTAGCAGTAAATACGCAGCGTAGGGTCGGTCACATCCGTGAGCGTTACGGAATAGTCCGTCCAGTCAAACGCCGTGGACTTGCTGAACAGGTACTTCGTTTTGTTTCCGTTGTAGGTCACACAGAAATACCCGGACATGGTCGAGGTTTTCTTTGCCCGGACCGTGATCGTATAAGTGCCGGGAACTACCCCTCGGATGTACTGCGACAGCGAGGAGTAGGCTCCCAGCACAAAGCAGGAGTCGGAAATGGTGTTGTTCTGGGTATCCGTGGAGGTGTCGGTTTTCACCGTGCCGGAATAGCTCCAATCGTCCGTGATGCCGTTCAGCCCGGAAGAGTTCTGCACATAGTTGATGCCGCCGATGTACTGCTCCTGCATGGATACGGTCAGCCCATCCACCGTGTGTTCCAGTTCCGAAACACGGCTTTCGGAATTCAGCACCCGTTCCTCCAGGATGCCCTGGTCGTTGGACACCGTTTCCATCGTTTCTGTGAGGGTCGCCACATAGCTGTTCAGCCCATCGATGGTCTGTTGGAATTGTGCGTCCTTCTCGGTCAGAATGGAAATGGTGGTGCGGATCGTTTCAATGTCGTTCTGCACCACCCATTCGTTTCCGTCCCATATCTTTGTTTCCGGCGGGGTCACAGAGGTGTCCACCCAGAGCTGTCCTTCATAAGGGTTCTCCGGTGGCGTGTCCGAGGTGACCACATCGCAGAGACTGATAATCGTGAACTGTGCTGATGCGATCATCTCACCACCTCCTTAGAGCGCCACAACGACCATAAAGGTTGCCTTAGTATCCACATCGGCGCTGGACACCGACAGGGTCTTGCCGGTCTTGCTGCCGTTGGTGCCCCAAGAGGTATCAACGACACCGTCCTTGTTGTACTTCGTCCAGGTGTAACTGCCGTTCCCGGCTGCGTCCACTTCGGAGCCTGCCTGATAGCAGACGGCGGTCAGCACGGTCGTGCCTTGTCCGTTCTTGAATACATCGCCGCCCGTAGAGGTGACGATGATCTGCAAGGGGTCGGAGTTGTCGATGAAGGTCGCCACATCGAAGAACTTTGTGTTGTAAGAAGCGGATGCGGAGTCTGTATCCTGTGCGCAGCACTTGAACACGGCATAGCTGTCCACCGCTGCGGCGTAGACCGTGAGGGTATTGGCGGCCGTGCCGGTGTACTTGTCAGCAGCGTCCGAGATCTTGCGCCAGCCGATACCGAAGTCTGCATCATAGCCGGTGGAAGAAGTAGCGGTGACGGAAGCGTCCATGACCGCCCACTTATAGCTGACCTTGGTGGTGTCCACCGTAGAGCCGCGCCACAGCTCGGCCTTGGCGGTCAGACTGGCGACCTCCTCGTTCTTGAACACATTTCCGTTGGGCGTGGTGACCAGCAGGTCGACGATGCCGGAACCGTTGACCACACGGGAGAAGGAAATGGTCAGCGGATGGGTCAGCGACAGACCGGTGCTTTCGTCCTTGTAGGTGATGACGCAGCGGTAGTCGATGCCGGGCAGCTCTGCCATGACATTGGCCTTGACCGTGAGAATGTGGCTCTTGGCACCGCTGAGGGCGTAGTTCGTGCCTGCGGTGATGGCGGTGCTGCTGTCGCCCACATACCACTTGACCGAGGTGACATTGGCGGTAGCAATCTGGTCGGCTGTGGTGCCGATAACATACAGGCTGGGCGTCAGAACGAGGTTCTTCGTTTTCCAGTCCGGGGTATAACTGCCGTTGTCGGGGTTATACATCTGGGTCTTGGCGAGGTTCGAGCCGATATACCCCGTCAGCGTTAGTGCGTCATTGTAGTCGATGATGGTAAATTGCCCTTGTGCTTTGCTCATGTGAGAAGCCTCCTTTGAAGTTGTAGGGTTATCCGGCTGAACGCCGGTATCTTGAGATGGTTCTGCAGTTGCCATAGTAAAATCCTCCGTTATAACAGGCTTTGCCTGGTCGTGGTGTCGATGAGGTCACAATAAAAAGTGGCGCGGACTTTCACATCCGCACCGGTGATGACCACGGACTTTGTGCCGCCGAAATGCTGTTCATTCCAGACCTTGTCCGCCTCCGTATCCTCTGACACTCTCGTCCAGATAAATTGGTTGGCGTCCAGTGTATCGGTGATGTCCTCGTCCCAGGAGTACACTTTGGCGGAAAGCAGCGTTTCCACATTGCCGTTTTTGAAGATGTTCCCGTTGGACGAGATGATGACCAGGCGGAGCATTTTCTGCTCCTCGATGGTGGTAATGCGGTCGCTGACCTCGGTGACCTCCTTGCTGGTGGCGTAGGCACGAAGCACGACTTCGCCGCTCTCCAAATCCCACCATGACGAGCCGTCCTGCGACTGAATGACACCGGCTTTGATGATGTTCGCCACCAAGGAGCCGGAGGTGATGAAGTCTGCGACGATCTGGCCGTCAGCCGTGATGGCGGTTTCATATGGGCCGTAGTAGCCGTTATGGGAAAATCCCAAGCCGCCCACATTCCATCGCCAGACATTCACGGCTTCGTCAATAGAGGGAGCGTCCAGAATGAGCAGCTCATAAGGCTGTCCATTCTCTTCGCTGGTGTGAATGACCACATAGCCGCCGCTCTGGCCGGTGATAAGCCCGGTGGCTTTTCCGATGGCGGTTTGGAGCAGCTTCGGAAAGCGTCCCACCGTGGACTCCACCTTGCCGACCGTGGATTGCACCTCGGAGATGGTGGTGATCATGCTGGACTTGCTCTGACCGAGAGAAATGCTCTTGTACCGCTCGGCAAGAGTGTCATACACGGTTTCAATGACCATAGCTGACACGCTGACACCCAGCAGTGAGTGCCGGATGGTGACGGTATCGCAGAGGTTGACCCGTTCCAGCAGTGCCGAATACTCCGGCTGTTTCCAGAGCGGTTCAAAGGATACCTTCACCGTGGGGATGGTCGCTCCCAGCGGATTGGCTTTGATGTAGCTGTTGGCTTTGGCTCTGAGGGCTTCCTCGGTCACGACTCCGTCAAACTGGTCAGAAAAGTCCATGATGAGCGTTTTTGCCCGGACGATCTCCGAGGTCACAATAGGGAGCGTGACCTCCGGCAGCGTGACCACCGTTTCGGTGTCCGATCCTTCCGGTGTGTACACGGCATACGGTAGCAGTGCAGTATATACGCCGCTGTTGTCTTCGTCCTGCTCCAATGCGGTGAGGTTCTTGCCGTACTCAATGACCACGCCGGTTTTCTGCCCTCGGTGCGAATGGAACTTCACCGTAAAGTTGTCCCACTCAAACTCGCCGTACCACTTTGAAAGCATGGAGCCTTCCGTGCCACCAAGGCACGCCCGGACACTTTTCGGCTGCGTGACGGAAAACGCCTTTGCATCCGAGTAGTCCGTCCAGCCCGTAAAGCGTGTATCCCCGGCAAGGAGCTGCGAGAGAATGAGTTGCGGAGAGCGGCTCTCGGTCGAAAACGGCAGCACCGGCACATTGGCAAGGTCATACGAGATGTGCTGACCGTAGATGGTGACGATGCCGTTTAGGGGCTTCGTGATGCGGTAAATGCGGAACGCCTGGTCGACGGCAGTGTCGTTTGGTTTTGCCTTGATGATGCATTCCTTGGTGATTAGCCCGTAGTGCTGACCGCTGACAGGGTATTTGAGCAGGCACTCGAACACACCGTTTCGCTCCTCGGTGACCTCGCAGGAAACGGTATCCGTCAGCACACCGAGGCCGAATGAACTGAAATCGGTGGAATTTGCGGCGTAAAGTACAGGGATCATGAAAACCACCTCCTTCCGGACATAAAAATACCACCGGGGATTTCTCCCTGGTGGTTGAATGGAAATAATATATTTGTCAGCTTTTTCGTTTGCGTGTTTTTGGTGCCGTGGCTTCATAGCTTATGTCCAGCAGCATCTTAATTTGCTCGTCAGACACGCTGCCGTCCAGCGCAACCGTGAGCCACTGTTCCTTGTTCATGTGATAAGCCGGAAATATTCCCGGTTCGCCACGCAAGGAACCGATAAGAATTGAATCACATTTGAAATTGACTACATCGAGCGGCTCCGTGCCCTGCAGTCCCAGTCTGTCTTTCGGCACATCCATGATGAGGGCAAACCATTTCTGATTGTTTCTATGACGGAATACTTCGTAATTCGGGTATTTGAGCCACGGATAGTCCGCCTCCGCATTGTAATTTTCCACGATTAATTGTTTCAGTTCTGCACGGTTCATTCTGTACACTCCCCAGTCATATCTTTCTCAAGCCGGTTTTCCTCGCCCCAGACACAGAGCTGATCCAGCACCTTCATCAGCGATTTTCCACGCTCCGAAAGCGCGTACTCCACCTTCGGCGGGATCTGCGGATACTCGGTGCGGACGATCAATTTGTCGGCTTCCAGCTCCTTGAGGTTCGTGCTGAGTGTTTTGTCGGAAATGGTTTTCAGATACCGTTTCAGTTCATTGAAACGCACCGTCTCAAACTCCATCAGGCAGTAGAGGATGACCATCTTGTGCTTGCCTGAGATCAGCGACAGCGTGTAGGCAAAGCCGGTGTCCTCAAAATTGGCGTTTTCAATATAGTTCTTAATCATTCGCTTTCTCCAAAGATAGTACCTGTCTTTTTAGCCAGTACTTGAATTTTAGATTTTCCTGCGTATAATTATAAGCAGGATGAACAGTCCTGTCAATACGATCACAAGGAGAAGTTATCATGAGAACAAAATTGAAAATCACCGAGGGCATTTTCCCGATGCCGGTTCTGATGGTTGCGACTTATAACGAGGACGGCAGCGTGAATGTGATGAACGCCGCATGGGGCACCATGCAGGAGCGGGACACCGTTGCCCTGAACCTCACCGAAACCCATAAGACCGTGCAGAACATCAAGGCACGGGGCGCATTTACCGTCAGCATTGCCGACGCTGCCCACATGGTTGAGGCAGACTATTTCGGTGTGGAATCCGGCAACAAAGTAGCCGACAAATTTGCCCGCAGCGGTCTGACCGCAAGCAAAGCCGAAACCGTGGATGCACCCGTCATCAACGAGTTCCCGATTTGCTTAGAGTGCAAGTTCATTGAGTATCAGAGCAACGAATACGGCTGCGGTGTCATCGGCAAGGTGGTCAATGTCACCGCCGATGAGAGCGTTATGGTGGACGGAAAAATCGATATGTCGCTGGTCAATGCCATTGCCTTTGACCCCTACACCCATGGCTATTATAAGGTTACCGAGCGTGTGGGCGAAGCGTTTAGAGATGGACTGAAATTGAAAAAGTAAGCTGGCCTTTCTGCAGGACTTTTGTGAAAACGAGAGTCCTGCTTTTTTACAGACAGCGCCACCTTGGAATGACTTCGATCCGCTGCACATTTCCAACACAGGCGATGGTAGTTGTTCCCGGCTTCAGCATAGGGAAGCCGTCGCCGGTAACCGTATCGTTCTTGAGGACGGTATCCTTAAAGCAATTCATGAGTTCGCTGTCAATTTCGATGGTCTCGTCGACCTCTGAAATCGTCCACTGGTTCGTACCTTCGCCCTCCGGCTGAATCATAAGCCGTACTGTGCCGCCTCCATATATTTTGATGTACGGTTTGCTTGTGAAAGCGGTGGGATTGGTCACGGACAACCTTCTGGTGCCGGACGCTAAAACCTCCTGTCCTACAAAGCTGTATTTATAAGGCTTGCAGTTGAAGGTCACGGTAAAGCTGCCGACCCTGTTCAACTGCTCCTCAATGTCCAGATTGCCGGAAATGACACCGTAGCGGAAATACGCCGCATCGTAGGAGTCGGTGATCTCGTGGTATCTGTCCGGCTCGGAGTACAGCCAGCCCTTGATGTCCCGCAGTTCGGACACAAGGTCGGCTGTATTTTTTCGTGCGAGGAACACCGTGTAGGTCACCTTGATGTTGGCAAAGCGGCGGTTCGGATTGATGATATCGCCGCTCCTGCCGGGAATGGAAATGAACTCCGCGTCGTATTCCGGTGCGGAGAATACATCCTTCTTCTCGATATGCAGACCGAAATCAGCGGAACTGCGGCCGTTGTAGGTAAAATAGCTCATGCGAATACCACTCCTTTCCGCTGGGCGAACTGATTCGCCGTTTCCATGACTTCGGTGGTGAGCTGACGGATGTCTTCGCTGCTGTAGTTGTTGAAGTTCGTGATGTTCAGGGCGATGGTGAAAGCAGATGCCGCCTTGCCGACCACGCCGTCCACTGCGGAGCGGATCGAGCCGTTCACATCGAAGTCGGTGGGCAGAGCCGTCTGCATATCGTGGGCGAGGTCGCCCATGACGCCGTTAATGTCCTCGGCCATACCTTCAGCGGCTTTGACTGCTTCATCGCCGTTGTCATCAATGGAGCCTGCAAGACCCTTGACCAGCATTTCACCGACCCACGCCATCTCCTTCGAGGGCGAATGGATACCGAAGAAATTGCAGATGCCATCCCAGATGGAGGAGATCCACCCGGACACCTTGTCCCACAGCCACGAGGCAAGCTGCTGAATGCCGCTCCACAGTCCCTTGACGATGTTGCCGCCGATCTCCACGATCTTATACATCAGAGAGCCGAAGGCTTTCACGATACCCGCAATGATCTGCGGCACGGCTTTGACGATCTCCACGATTATGGTAGGCAGATTCTCAATGAGGGACACGAACAGCTTTACACCCGCCATGATGATCTTGTCGATGTTCCCGACAAGGGCGTTGACGATGCCGGAGATGATCTGCGGGATAGCCTGCACGATGGTGGTGATGATCTGCGGCAAAGCCTGTATCAGCGAGATCAGCAGGTCGATACCCGCTTGGATGATCTGAGGTATGGCGTTCAGCACGGCGGTAATAATGCCGTCGATGATTTTCGGGATAGCTTCCACGATAGCCATAATGATATCCGGCAATGCGGCAACAAGCGAGGTCAGAAGTTGGATGCCCGTTTCAATGATTTGCGGGATGGAATCCAGCAGAAAGGTAATGATGCCGTTGATGATCTCCGGCAGAGCGGCAATCAACACGGGGATTGCGTCCAAGAGTCCCTGCGCAAGACCTGTGATAAGCTGCAGCGCAGCATCCAGGAGCATCGGCAGGCTGTCCACCAGACCTTGTACGATGGTGACGATAGCCTGCACTGCTGCCGGGATGAGCGTGGGTAGCGCATCCGCAATGCCTGTCACAAGTGTAGACACCAGCTGAACCGCTGCCTCGATAAGCAGGGGCAGATTCTCGATCAGCGTGTTCACGATGGTCATGAGTGCGGACACCGCCGCCGGGATAAGCTGCGGAAGCAGGGACAACAGCGTTTCCAACACCTGCGAGAACAGTTTGGTGACCGCTTCCAGCAGTGTGGGCAGTAGTTCACCCACAGCCGTCAGCAGGGCATCCAGCGCCGTGGGCAGAGCCGCTACGATGTTCTCAATGACCGGGGTGATATTCGCCACTACGGTTTTGAAGGCATCCACCATGTTATTGCACAGTAGCTCCATGTCAGCGTCCGCATCGCCGAAACCTACGATGAGGTTCGACACGGCAGATTTCAACGCATTGACAGAACCGGAGATAGTAGCTTCGGCTTCCTTGGCGGTCGTTCCGGCAATGTCCATGCTTTCCTGCATGACATGGATGGCTTCCACCACATCTGCGTAGGAAGAGATATCGTATTTGACGCCGGATATCTTTTCCGCGTCGGCAAGCAGTCGCTCCATTTCCTGCTTCGTGCCGCCGTAGCCGAGTTTGAGGTTGTCGAGCATCGTATAGTTCTGCTTGGCGAACCCTTGGTAGGCATTCTGAATGGAGGACATATCCGTACCCATCTTATTGGCGTTATCGGACATATCCGTAATTGCCATATCCGCATACTTTGCGGCTTTCTCGGTATCGCCGCCGAGAGACTGGATGAGGCTTGCGGAAAAGCCCGTGACCGTCTCCATATACTCGTTGGCGGAAAGTCCTGCCGTTTTGTATGCGTTGGCGGCATACCGCTGGATCTCCTGCGAGGAGTCTTTGAACAGCGTGTCAACGCCGCCGACCAGCTGCTCATAGTCCGCATAGGCGGCGATGACCTCTTTGCCGAGCTTCACGGCGGCGGCACCTGCGGCGACAGCTACAGCACCGAGCGCCACACCTACGGTTTTGAGAACCTTGCCGAAGCCTTCAAACTTACTGCCGGATTCCTCAGCAGCCTTGCCGCCCTCCTTGATGGCTTTCTCGTTCTCGTCCAGCTCACGGTTCATATCGTTGAGGGCGGCTTCGGCATTGTTCAGCTGGATCTGCCAGTTCTGGGTGCGGCGGTCATTCTCTCCGAAAGAGGTGGCGGCATTCTGCAAAGCCTTGCGGAGGGTGTCGATTTTTGTGGCCTGCTCGTCGATCTCTTTTCGCAGCACCTTATTCCGTGTGGCGAGTGCTTCCACGGATTTATCGTTCTTATCGAACTGAGAGGTGGCGAGCTTCATTTCGGAGCCAAGTACCTTGAAGGACTGGTTGATG